ATTGTGGTGATGGCGGTCATGTCCTTGTCCTCATTCCTGCTTTTCGATCATCGCGAGGATCGCGCAGGCCATCCCGCCGAGGAATTCGCTGCGGCGAAAGACGACTTCGTCGATCTCACCCGCAGTGGTGATCGCAGGGTCGACGGCAAGGTCTGTCGTCATGTGCGGTAGCAGGCGTACGGCCTCGGCGTTGAATCGTTGGGCGATGGTCATGGGCGTGTCTCCGATCGGGGGGTGATTTCCTGATCCGAGAATCGCTCAACAGACGAGTGTAATCAACTGAATAAGATGACTATTTCCGTTTAGTTACAATATCTTGAGGTCAATACGATCGCATGGAAGGTATGTCCGAACGCGAATACTCCACCCATTCCGGTCTGTCGCGTGGGGCGATCCAGAAGGCGCGCAAGGCCGGTCGGCTGGTGGTCTACAAGGACGGGTCGATCAAGGCCGCCGCGTCCGATGTGCGCCGGGCGGAGATGACGGATCCGGACCAGAAGCGGCGCAGCACTGGCGGCGATACCGCATTCAGCGGTCCAGCTGACAGCTCGTCATACCTGAAGGCCCGCACTGCGCTGACCGTCTATCAGGCGCAGGAACGCCAGCTGGCAATCCAGAAGAAGAAGGGCACGCTGGTCGATCGGGCGCGCGCCGAGACGCTGGTGTTTCGTTTGGCACGTCAGGAACGCGATACGTGGGTCACATGGCCATCCCGCGTGGCAGCGCTGATGGCAGCTGAAGTGGCATCGGAGGTGGAAAAGCAATCCGGCTCACCGGTGATGATCGAGGCCGCGATCCTGCAGAGGGTGCTGGAAACCCATGTCAGAGCGCAACTCGATGCCCTTGCCGATCTCAAGGTCTCGCTTGGATGAGGGTGACCATGACCTGACCGCAGACCTCGATCTCGCCTTTGACGGGGCCGAGGATATCCTGCGGACCTGGCGTCGCGGCATGCGCCCAGATCCGGACCTGACGGTGTCGGAATGGGCAGATCAGCATCGCAAGCTGTCGTCGCGGGCCAGCGCCGAACCCGGGCAATACCGCACCGCCCGCACGCCCTACCTGCGCGAGATCATGGATGCGCTGTCGCCCCGCCACCCGGCGCAGCGCATCAGCTTCATGAAGGCCGCACAGGTCGGCGCGACCGAGGCGGGCAACAACTGGATCGGCTTTGTCATCCACCACGCGCCGGGTCCGATGCTGACGGTGCTGCCGACGGTGGAGATGGCGAAACGCACCTCGCGCGGGCGGATCGACCCGCTGATCGAGGACAGTCCGGCGCTGAAGGAACGGGTACAGCCTGCCCGGTCGCGTGATGCGGGCAATTCGATGCTGTCCAAGGAGTTTCCGGGCGGTATCTTGGTTCTGACCGGTGCCAATTCGGCCACTGGCCTGCGGTCCATGCCCGCGCGCTACATCTTCCTCGACGAGGTCGACGCCTATCCGGCCTCGGCCGACGAGGAAGGCGATCCTGTCACTCTGGCCGAAGCACGGACGACGACTTTCTCGCACCGGCGCAAGGTGTTCATGGTCTCGACCCCCACGATCCGGGGATTGTCGCGCATTGAAAGGGAGTTCGAGGCCAGCGATCAGCGCCGGTACTTTGTGCCCTGTCCACACTGCAGCGCGATGCAGTGGTTGCGGTTTGAACGGCTGCGCTGGGACAAGGGACGGCCCGATACCGCTGCCTATCATTGCGAGGGCTGCGAGAAGCCTATCGCAGAGCACCACAAAACGCAGATGCTGGAGTGCGGTGAGTGGCGAGCGACGGCTGTGTCCGCCGACCCGCATTCCACCGGCTTCCACCTCTCGGCGCTCTATTCGCCGCTGGGCTGGAAAAGCTGGCAGCAGATCGCGCGGGACTGGCTGGCGGCGCAAGGCTCGGAGGAGATGCTGCGCGCGGCCCGCAACACCCTGCTGGGCGAGACATGGGTCGAGTCTGGCGATGCGCCGGAATGGCAGCGGCTGGCAGAGCGACGCGAGGCTTACGCTGGCGCGCAGATCCCGGCAGGCGGTCTGTTCCTGACCGCTGGCGTCGATGTGCAGAAAGACCGGATCGAGATCGATGTCTGGGCCTGGGGTCGGGACAGGACAAGCTGGCTCGTCGATCACATCGTCATTGCCGGTGGTCCAGACGATCCGGCCTGCTGGGACAAGCTGACCGCCCTCTTGGGGCGCACATGGGTCTGCGCGAACGGCGCTGTAATGGTGATCGGCAAGCTGGCCATCGACACCGGCTATGAGGCCGCCGCCGTTTATGCTTGGGCGCGAGCGCAGGGATTTGATCAGGTCGCACCCGTCAAAGGCCTTGAGGGCTTTAACCGCGCGACGCCGGTGTCGGGCCCGACCTTTGTCGACGCAACCATTGGCGGCAAACGTCTGCGCCGGGGCGCACGGCTCTGGTCTGTGGCAACGGCGACGTTCAAGACCGAGACGTATCGCTACCTGCGGCTGGAGCGGCCCTCGGATGAAGACCGTTCGCTTGGGGTGCTCGACGCCCCTGGCACCGTGCATCTGCCCGACTGGATCGACACCGAATGGCTCAAGCAGCTGGTGGCCGAACAGCTGGTCACGGTGCGCAACAAGCGCGGTTACGCCCACCCCGAATGGCAGAAGATGCGAGAGAGGAACGAGGCGCTGGACTGCCGAGTCTATGCCCGCGCGGCCGCGTGGATCATGGGCGCGGATCGCTGGGATGAGGCGACATGGCGCAGATTGGAAGCGCAGGCTGGGGTGGAAACCCGCCCAGCACCTCAGCAGGCGGCACCGACCGAACAGACAGCACCCGCCCCTCCCAAGGCGGGAACACCAACGACGCCACGGCGCAAACGCCGGGCCTACACACCGAACTTCATGAGGGATTGAGATGGATCTGGAACGGATGCGCGCCTTGCTGGCCGCGCTGCAGGAGGCGCGTTACGCGGGCGTCCGCTCGGTCAGCTATGACGGCAAGTCGATCACTTACGGCTCAGACGCGGAGCTGGCGAACGCGATCAGTGATCTGGAAACCCGGATTGCCACCGCCACTACCGGCACCCCGCGTCGCAGGCGCTGGGGCACCGTCGCCTCGAAAGGCCTGTGATCCATGGCGTTTGAGGCCTTCCGTCAGCGCATCGGCTCGATCATCGGGGGGTTCGATGCCGCGCAGGCGCATCGTCGCCTGCGTGGGTTTCGGGCCAGCCGCGCCCATGTGAATACGCTGATCGCCGCCTCGGGCGACACCATCACCGCCCGCGCCCGCTGGCTGGTCCGCAACAATGGCTATGCGGCGAATGCAGTGGAGAGTTTCGCCAGCAATGTCGTCGGCGACGGCATCAAGCCCTCGTCGTCCATCACGGACGCTGCCAAGAAAGAAGAGCTGCAAGCGCTCTGGCTGGCCTGGACCGATGACGCTGATGCCGAAGGGCTGACCGACTTCTACGGGCTGCAGCGGCGGGCCGCCCGTGAGGTGTTCCTGTCAGGCGAAGTGTTCTTTCGCATCCGGCCACGCCGCGCCGAGGACGGCCTAACGGTGCCAATCCAGTTGCAGATGCTGCCTGCCGAGATGCTGCCGCTCGACATGAACCGCGAACTGCCCGGCGCCGGGCTGATCCGGCAGGGCATCGAGTTCGATGGCATCGGTCGCCGCGTCGCCTATCACTTCCTGCGCCGCCATCCGGGTGATTTGACCGATCCCGGCCTCGCAGGCGAAACCGTCCGCGTCCCGGCCGCAGACGTCATCCATGTGCTGGACCCGGTGGAAGCTGGGCAGTTACGCGGCGTGTCGCGGTTCGCCGCCGCCATCGTGAAACTGTTCACGCTCGACCTCTACGACGATGCCGAGTTGGAGCGCAAAAAGATCGCGGCGATGTTCGCGATGTTCATCACCTCGCCCGCGCCGGAAACGCCGCTGGAACCGACCGATGAGGATCTGGAAGTTGAGCCCGGTCAGGTGGTGCGGCTTGATCCCGGCGAGGATGTGTCGACCCCAGCGACGCCAGACTCGGGCGGCACCTACGAGCTGTTCCAATACCGGACCCTGCTGCAAATCGCAGCCGCGCTGGGCATCCCCTACGGCTATCTGACGGGGGATACGGCGAAGGGCAACTTCTCCAACACGCGCATCTCGCTAATCGAATTCCGCCGCCGCATCTCGGCCTGGCAGCATGGCGTGCTGGTTTATCAGCTCTGCCGTGCCGTTTGGGTGCGCTGGATGGACACCGCCGTGCTGTCAGGTGCGCTGGACCTGCCGGGATATGACCAACAGCGCCGCCAATATCAGGCCTGCGCCTGGCTGCCGACAAAGTGGGATTGGGTTGATCCGATGAAGGACGCCTCTGCCGAGATCCTACAGATCGAAGCGGGTCTGAAATCCCGAACGCAGGCCATCTCGGAGCGCGGCTATGACGCCGAACAGGTCGACCGCGAAATCGCTGCCGAGCGCAAACGCGAACTGGCGCTGGGCCTCGACTTCCGCCGTCCGGGATCCCCGGCACAGGGGCCGGGTGCGGCCAAGGGCAATGGCGACGACCAACATAACAGCGCCAACGACGACGAAGCAGATGACAGCGCTGATGAAAAACCCGACACCAAGGAGGGCAAATGATGCACCACGCCCAGATCGCCCAGCGCGCGTTCAACACGCCCCTGATGGTGGATCCGGCCAAGGCGCTGGCGTTCCTGTCAGGGTTAGGGCCGCGCATCACCGGGCAAGAAGTCACCTTTCAAGGTGTCGATCTGCCCTCTGGGGAGGTCGAACACGCTCCCCTTGCTGCCCGGCCATCGCTGTTCGGTGATGATCTTGCCCAGTGTCATCAGCGCAACGGCAACCAGCCTTTTACAATGATTGAAGGCATCGCCGTTATCGAAATCGCGGGCACACTGGTGCACCGTGGCGCTTGGATCGGCCAATCCTCCGGCCTGACGTCTTACGAAGGGATTGCCGCGCAGATGCAGGCAGCGCTGGCCGACCCAGCCGTTCACGGCATTGCGCTGGACATCGACAGCTTCGGTGGCGAAGTCGCCGGGGCCTTTGATCTGGCAGACCGCATCCGAGCCGCCCGGGCGCAAAAGCCGGTCCACGCCTTTGTCGCCGAACATGCGCTATCCGCTGGATATGTCCTCGCCTCCCAGGCCGACCGGATCATCCTGCCCCGCACCGGTGCGGTCGGCAGCATTGGCGTCGTAGCGCTGCACACTGATATGAGCGGGGCGCTGGATCAGAAGGGCATCGCGGTCACGCTGATCCATGCCGGTTCGCACAAGATCGACGCGAACCCGTATCAGCCTCTGCCCGAGGCCATACACGACCAGATGCAGCGTGAGCTGGAGGTGGTCCGCTTTCTCTTCGCAGAAACCGTCGCGGCCGGTCGTGGAGATCGCCTGTCCGATGCCGCAGCGCTTGCCACCGAAGCCGCCGTGTTCCGCGGGGCCGATGCCATCGCGGCAGGTCTGGCGGACGAAATCGCCGATCCCGTCACCGCCTTCCACGCCTTCGCCGCCGCGCCACGCGGCTCCAATCCCACCAGTAAAAAGGGTCCACAGATGACCAACACGCCCACAGACACTCCAAACCCGGATTCAGTCACTGCCGCACCCGCGGCTCCAGTCGCTGCGAGCACGCCCGAACCGCCCATTGCAGAAACTGCGGTGACGCCCGACGCCACCGCGATGACCGCCGAGGCCATTCGCGCCGAGGCCGCCGAAGTGGCGCAGGTCTGTGCGCAGGCGGCCCGGCTCGGTGTGACCATCGATGCGGCCGACGCCGTCACGCGCGGCATCAAACCCGAGGCTCTGCGCGCCCGCGTGCTAGCCGACCTCGCCGCCCGCAGCGATGCGGCTGGTATTGTCGCCACCGCCCCGGCGGCGGCGGCCGCAAAAGACAGCCCGATCATCGCTGCCGCCAAGAAAGCCGCGACCGACGCCAAGCACTGATCTCGCACCCAAACTCCCAACATATGGAGACTGACCAATGCCCGTCCTGACGGAACAGCCCAGCATGGGCGACGTCCTCAAATATGAGGTCAACCCGAACTACACCCGCGAAACCGTGACCCTGCTGGTAGGCATGCCTTATCCGGTCGGCTCGGTGCTCGGCCAAATTACCGCCAGCGGTAAGTACAAGCTGGCCACCAGCGGCGGCACTGATGGTGCCCAGACCGCAACCGCCGTGCTGCTCTATGCCGTCGACGCCACACTGGCGGATGCCACCGGCATCGTGGTCGCTCGTGGCCCCTCGATCGTCTCGCGCGCGGGCCTCGCTTATGACGCCACAGTCGATGACGGCACCAAGATCACCGCCAAGATCGCCCAACTGGCCGCCGTTAACATCATCGCCCGCGATGGCGTCTGACGCCCTTTCCCCCTTCATCCCCCGGAGCACCCCATGACTCTTGTCCGCAATCCCTTTGACGCTGGCGGCTATTCGCTGGCCGAGATGACGCAGGCCATCAACATCCTGCCCAACCTTTACACCCGCCTCGGCCAGATCGGCCTCTTCCGTTTTGAAGGCGTCAGCCAGCGGTCGGTGATCATAGAGCAACACGAGGGGGTGCTTAACCTGCTGCCCTCGGTGCCGCTGGGTGGCCCGGCAACGGTCGGGACACGCGAGGGCCGGTCCATGCGGTCCTTCGCCCTGCCGTGGATCCCGCATGACGACGTCATCCTGCCGGGTGACATTCAGGGCCAGCCGAGCTTGGGCGTCTTCGATGGCGCCGACCCGCTGGTCGAGGTGATGAACCGCAAGCTGATGCTGATGCGCCGCAAGCACGCCCAGACCCGCGAATACATGGAGATGAATGCGCTGCGCGGCATCGTCAAAGATGGTGCGGGCACGACGCTCTACAACTACTTCACCGAGTTCGGCCTTGCGCAGATCTCGGTGGACTTCGTTTTGGGCACCGCGGGCACCAACGTGCAGGGCAAGGTCCGCGAGGTCTTGCGGTCCATCGAAGACAATCTGCTGGGCGAAAGCATGTCGGACGTGCATGCCCTCGTCAGCCGGGAATTCTTCGACAAGCTGATCGCGCATCCCAAGACCGAGGAGGCCTACAAGTTCTACGCGGCCACCGGCGCACAGCCCTTGCGCCAAGATGTGCGCCGCAACTTCCCCTTCGCAGGGATCGTGTTCGAGGAATATTCCGGCACCGTGACCCTCTCGACAAAAGCCACTGAACGGCTGGTCCCGGCCAGCGAGGGCATCGCGTTCCCACTCGGCACCATGGACACGTTCACTACCTATGGCGGGCCTGCAAACCTGCTGGAAGCGGCGAACACCATCGGCCTGCCGCTCTATGCCCGCCAGCATCTGGACGAGAAAGGCCGCTGGATCGACCTGATGACCGAGGCCTCGATCCTGCCGGTGAACAAGCGGCCACGCATTGCCATCCGCCTTCACACCTCGAACTGATGGGACCGTCATGACCGTCTTCGCCGCCGCCGTGGACAGGATATTCACGCACCCGTCCATGGCGATTGCAGCTCTCTGGATATCCGCCACCACATCCGAGGAACGCCCGATCCCCGTCATCCGCCGCGCCCCGGATCGCATCACCGAATTCGGCGCTGGGCGCTTTGTCAGTGATACGATGATGGTGGACGTGCGCGTGTACGACCTGCCAGACCCCCGCCTTGGCGATCTGATCGTGATCGGCGCGGACAGTTACACCGTTCAGGGGGAGCCGATGCGCGATCGCGAGCGCCTGATCTGGTCACTGGACCTTCGGCCATCATGAAACTGAAGATTGCGTTCGATCCAGACCTCGTCGCCATGATGCAGGCAGAAATCGCCGCTGGGGAAAAAGCAGTGTCGGCCGCCATGCGCGAGGCGGGCAGCGGCTTGAAATCCGACTGGCGGGCGCAGATCACAGGCGCTGGTCTGGGCCGACGACTGGCAAATTCGATCCGCAGTCAGACCTTTCCGAAATCAAGCAACAGCCTGAACGCAGCGGCACTCGTCTGGTCCAAGGCACCAGTCATAATCGGTGCGCATAACACTGGGCCGCTGATCCGGTCCAAGGATGGGTTCTGGCTGGCCATCCCCACGCGCGCCGCCGGGAAAAGCACCAAGGGCGGCCGCATCACTCCCGGCGAATGGGAACGCAGCACGGGGTTGCGCCTGCGGTTCGTCTATCGGCGCCGGGGACCGAGCCTGCTGGTGGCCGAGGGACGGCTGAATACCAAAGGTCGCGCTGTGGCGAGCAGATCAAAGACAGGCCGCGGGCTGACCACCGTGACGATCTTCCTGCTGGTGCCGCAGGTCAAACTGCGCAAGCGGCTGGATCTGGCGCGGGATGCTGAGCGAGCAGCGGACGGCGTGCCCGGGCTGATCGTGGCAAGATGGACGGAGCCCATATCATTGTAAGAGTGCTTATTGCTACCCACAACTTCAAATGAGAAACGATGCGCGTCAAAAGTTTCGCACACTACTCAATCAAAACTCTCCGCGATATTGACGTCTATCAAATTAGCCCCGTCAAAAAGGCAGTCTATCCGGTACTTTAATTCGAGATTGAGGGCGTTTTTAGCTGTAAATGAGGAAACGACCCGAGCACGCCCCGATGCATGCGGCATATACGCTAAATCCCAGACTCGCGAAAACGAAACTGTCGAAGGGTGCGTTGCCGCCCGCTTTGCTGCCATTTCACAAGAATCGGCAGCCGCGTTCCGGGCGAGCGGCTGACGCGCAGCAAATACTTCACCTGCGTCGGCGTCCTTTGGGCGAAACCACACGTTAAAAACGTCGGTACCAGAGCCGCACGTTACAAAGAATACGGGATCACTTGGCTTGCTGCGCGAAGATGATTTCGCGACAGAGGATGGGTCAATTGGAACGCATTTTGCGTTTTCACGCGCAATCTTGTTCACTACGGCAATGATCTGGGCCTTATATTTAGAGGTATCATCATCCCAGTAGAAATCCGCTTCGACGTACACACGGGCCCCATCGCCTGTCAGCTCAATTTCTCTAAGTGCCGTGTTGGGCACCCAACCTTTTACAAAAGTCAGCCAGTCAGGTGTGACTATCTGGATCTCGGTCCAATCGCTTTGAGCACAAAGACGCCTGACAGTCGTTGAATTGTCAATCTGATGGAAATGGTCTTTGCCAAGTGCAAGGGACGCTTTTTCGTTCCTAATCTTTGGGGCTTCCAAACTTGGCGTCTCATGGAGCTCAGACTCGCCATCAACCGCGACTACATCGCCGAACGCAATTCCTCCGTCTCCGCATGGTGCCGGTATATTGTTCGACAATTCCGTATTCTTGGTGAGTGCCGTGTCTGCCTCAGCTTCCATCAATGGCTCGACTGCCGCAGGTTCGTCCAACGCCACCGTTTGCTCGGTAGCAATTTGCGCCTTAGGAGAAGGATCGATCGCTGACAGAACCAGACCTACCGAAAATAAAACCAAGACCGAAGCCCCAAATGAACCGGCGGCCCTGCCGCGCGAACGAAATGGCTTTAGCGGAATTAGAATACAGAATAGCGAATAGGCACCCCACAGAATTATGAGAAGCGACAAGAAACCGATGGCGACGTTAACCAAATATCTTCTCCTAAACTGACGTTATTTCCAAGCAAGAAAGCCACTATGTCGCGATCAATATCCCGCTCCTTTGCGCATATGGCCCTGGCCGCAACAGAGGAGTCAACTAGAATTGCCCACCACCCGCGAAACGGTCCTTGCCGCGCTGCAGGCGCGGCTGCAGCCGCTTGCCGCCCTCGTCCTGCGCGACGAGGTGCTGCCTGAGCGGATCCCGCCAACCGGGCTGATCATCCTGCGCGATGGCCAGCCAGGCGAGCCGGAGGTCACGATGTCGCCGCTGCGCTACCATTACCAGCATCGCGCAGAGTTGGAGGTCGTGGTCCAAACCCCGAATGACCAGGCCACGGCTTTCGACACCCTGATCGCCACTATCGGCACCGAGCTTGAAGCCGACCGCACGCTGGGCGGTCTCTGCGATTGGGTTGAACCCGAGGCCCCGGCCTCGGTGGATCTGCCCATTGAAGGCGCGGCGGCCCTCAAGGCCGCAGTGATCACCGTCGTCCTGCACTACACCACCACCGGCCCATTGGCCTGATATCCCACATAATTTGGAGAAAGACATGGCACGAGCCCAAGGGGCGCGGGCGCAGATGGCGCTTGCGTTCGAGACGACCTATGGAACGCCCCCCGTCAGCGGTTTCACGAAGATGCCCTTCGCCAGCACCTCGCTGGGATCAGAACAGCCGCTGCTCAATTCAGAACTGCTGGGCTACGGCCGCGATCCCCTGGCCCCGATCAAGGACGCGGTAACGGCGGACGGCGATGTCGTTGTGCCGCTCGACGCCGAGGCCTTCGGGTTCTGGCTGAAGGCAGCCTTCGGCGATCCCACGACCACGGGCGCTGCGGCACCCTGGACCCATGAGTTTCAGTCCGGATCATGGACGCTGCCCAGCATGTCCATCGAGACCGGCATGCCCGAGGTGCCGCGCTTTGCGATGTATTCCGGCTGCGTGCTGGATCAGCTGTCCTGGCAGGTGCAACGCTCGGGCCTGCTGACGGCCACCGCCCGGCTGGTGGCGCAGGGCGAGACCATCGCCACAACGACCAGTGCAGGCACGCCTGCCGATCTGGCCTTGAAGCGGTTCGGCCATTTTAACGGCGCGATCAGCAGGAATGGCTCTGCGCTGGGGAATGTGGTCTCGGCAGAAATCACCTATGCCAACAACCTCGACCGGATCGAAACCATCCGCTCGGACGGCCGCATCGACGGGGCGGACCCATCCATCGCAGCCCTCACCGGCCGGATCGAAGTCCGCTTTGCCGACAGCACGCTGGTGGACCAGGCGATCAACGGCGATCCCTGCGAGATCAGCTTCGCCTATGTGCTGCCGTCCGGCGAGAGCTTCACCTTCACCGTGCACGCCGTCTACCTGCCGCGCCCCCGGATCGAGATTTCCGGGCCGCAGGGCGTGCAGGCGACCTTCGACTGGCAAGCTGCGAAAGCCGCCAGCCCCGGCCGCATGTGCACCGCAACCCTGATCAACGATATCGAGGCCTACTGATGATCCGACTGAACCTGACCGCCGCCCCTGAATGGCTGGAGCTTGCCCCCGGCCTGCGCTTGCAGGTCGCGCCGTTGACTACTGCCCTGATGGTGTCTGCCCGCGCCGATGCCGCCCTCGAGGCCTTGCCCGAAGATGCCAGCCCGGAAGAGCTGGCGCTGGTCATGGCCAAGTCCGTGGCCCGTCGCGCCGTTCTGGATTGGGAGGGCGTGGGTGATGCCATGGGCACAATTGTGCACGTGTCACCGGACGGCATCGACGCCCTTCTGGAAATCTGGCCGGTCTTCGAGGCGTTCCAGACCCAATACGTCGCGCGCGGTCTGCTGCTGGATCAGGAAAAAAACGCCTCCGCGCCCTCGCCGAGTGGTCCTTCGGCGGGGGCGACACCTATTGCACGGCCTGCGAAGGGCATTGCCAGGACTGCCCCGCCCGACTGAACCAGCCCCAAACGCAAGACGGTTGGCAGGTCTGGGACCTCGTCGGCCGTCTTGGCGGTCAGCTGCGGGTCACCCACGGTTCAGTGCTGGGCTGGGACATGGGCGCAGCCTTGGCGCTCGCACAGGCGCTGGGCATCGACCCCCTGATCGCCGCCGAACTGCTGCCCGAGATCGAGGCGGTGATGGTGCGCAAACTCAATGAACAGATGGAAGGAAGCCGCGATGGCTGAGAAAAGGGTCTCCGTGCGCCTCGTGGCGGAAGGCGGCCGCCAGGTACGCGCCGAGCTGGAAGGCGTCGGTGAGGCCGGGGCGCGCGGGTTCGGGCGGTTGTCGCGCGAGATGGATCTTGCGAATGCACGCGTCGCCGCATTTGCCCGCCGCGCCACGCTGGCGGCCGCTGCCGCCACGGCTGCACTGGCCGCAGCCGGGGCAGCGATGATCAGGTCCGGGCTGCAGACCGTCGATGCGCAGGCCAAGCTGGCGCAATCACTCGGGACGACGGTCGCCTCGATCCAGACGCTGGAGCGCGCGGGCGAGTTGGCGGGCGTGTCGATGTCCGGGATCGAACAGGCGACCAAGGATCTGACACGCCGCCTCAGCCAGGCGGCCGCCGGGACTGGCCCCGCGGCAGACGCGTTGGACCGGCTCGGGCTTTCCGCCTCTGACCTGATCGACTTGCCGCTTGATCAGCGCGTCGGCGCGATCAACGCCGCCATCGCGGATTTCGTGCCTGCGGCTGAGCGCGCCGCCGTTGCGGGGCAGCTCTTCGGCGAGGAAGGCTCCATCGCCATGTCGCGGATTGATACAGCGACTCTGCGCCAGGCAACCGAGGACGTGCTTGCCTTCGGGGTGGTGGTTTCTGAGCAGGATGCTGACCAGATCGAACGCACCAATGATGCGATTTCGCGGCTGGGGCTGATCTGGCGCGGCGTCTCGAACCAACTCGCGGTTGCGGCCGCTCCGGCACTGGAGGCCGTGGCCAATGCGCTGGCCAGCGTCGCGCGCACCACCGGGCCGGTGGGCATCGCGATCAAGGCACTCTTTGACAACATCGGGCGGCTGACCACTTATGCCGCGACGTTCGCAGGCATCATGGCCGGGCGCTGGGTTGCGGGCATGGCGGCAGCCGCCCTGTCGGTACGCGGGGTCGCCACGGCACTGGTTGTTCTGCGCGGTGCGCTGATCCGCACCGGCATCGGCGCGATGATCGTCGGTGCGGGTGAGCTGGTCTATCAATTCTCGCAACTGGTGACCAAGGTCGGCGGCGTCGGTGAGGCGTTCCAGCTGCTGGGCGATCTTGCGAAGGAGGTGTGGTCCCGAATGGAGCTGGGGCTGGATGCCGCCTTTGCCAACATGTCGGCCAGTTGGGAGAGCCTGAAGGCGTCCGGACTTTCGGCGCTCGAGGGCACCATCGCGGGCGTGGTCAGCTTCGGCGACCGGACAGCGGCGATTTTCCGGGGGGCCTATGATGCCGCCGTGGCGATCTGGGGCAGTCTGCCGGGAGCCATCGGTGACTTCGCATTCCAGGCGGCGAACGGGCTGATCTCGGGCGTCGAGGCGATGCTGAACGGCGTCGTCACCCGCATCAACACTTTCATCACCGGGTTGAATGCGGCGCTGGCGCTGCTGCCGGAGTGGGCAACGGGTGAGGGCGGCGTGCGGATCGGCACGCTGGATCCTGTGGGACTGGCGCGGATCGGCAACCCCTTCGAGGGTGCCGCGACGGCTGCAGGGGCGGCTGCAGCGGATGCCTTTTCCGCCGCGCTGTCGCGCACCTATCTTGAACCGCCAGACCTTGGCCTTGGCGCAATGGCCGACGATGCGCGCGCCCGCGCCGATGGATATCGCGAGGCGGCGGGGATGCTGGCAGATGCCGCAGGTCGACCGCTCGCCAGTTGGCAAGCGTTGCGTGACGCGGTGACTGGGACCGGATCAGAGGCGGAAGCTGCACTGGCCGATGCCGCCAGTTCTGCCGATGCGCTGGCGGCCGGGCTGAATGACACCACCACCGCAGCGGATGGCGCAGGTGGTGCTGCCCGCAATGCCGGTGCGGCTGCTGCTGCCGGTGCCGGACAGGCGGCAACAGGCTGGGGCGCGATGACGGCGGCACTCGCCGACTATGCCGCCAAGGCGCGCGATATTGGAGGCGATATCGGCCAGACATTGGTTGGCGCGTTCCAAAGCGCCGAGAACGCCGTGGGCGAGTTCGTCAAATCCGGCAAACTGGACTTCCGCGACCTCGTTACGTCGATGATCGCCGATCTGGCCAAACTGGCCGCGCGGCGGTTCATCCTTGGTCCCATCGCCAACGCCCTCTCTGGCGCGCTGGGCGGTGCGGGCGGGTTGTTCGCAGATATCTTGCATGCTGGCGGCACGGTCGGATCGCCGGGCCCGGGCCGCATGGTCCCTGCGCTGGCCTTCGCAGGCGCACCACGCATGCATTCCGGTGGCTGGGCTGGCATCAAACCCGACGAAGTTCCGGCGATCCTGCAACGAGGTGAACGCGTCCTCTCCCGTCGTGAGGCTGCTGGATATGGACAGGGGGCGAGTGCAGCCTCGAATATCTCCGTCACGATCAACGCCCGCGATGCCGAAAGCTTCCGGCAATCCCGCACACAGGTCGCGGCGGATATTGCCCGGGCGGTGTCCCTCGGTCGGAGGGGCATGTGATGGCGTTTCACGAGGTCCGGTTTCCCGACAACATCAGTCGCGGCGCACGCGGTGGGCCCGAACGGCGCACGCAGATTGTGGAACTGGCTTCGGGCGATGAAGAGCGCAACGCCAGCTGGGCCAATTCGCGCCGCCGCTATGATGTGGCCTATGGCATCCGCCGTGCGGACGATCTGGCAGCCGTGGTCGCCTTCTTCGAGGCGCGGAACGGTCGACTGCACGGGTTTCGCTACAAGGACTGGGCCGACTACAAATCCAACCTGCCGTCGCAACCCGTGACCCCAACCGACCAGCTCATCGGCACCAGCGACGGTATTGTCACCAGTTTTGCATTGCTGAAGCACTACACCTCCGGCGCGCAGGCCTGGACCCGCGCTATCGCCAAGCCCGTCGCGGACAGCGTGCGTATCGCGCTGGGCGGGGTCGAACAGATGTCGGGCTGGGGCGTCGACACCGCCACCGGCGTTGTAAGTTTCGACGCCGCCCCCGGCGCGGGCGTGGCCATCACCGCAGGCTTCGCCTTCGACGTGCCCGTCCGCTTCGACACCGACACGCTCGACATCACCCTCGATATCGAACGGCTCGGATCCATCGCATCCATCCCGCTGCTGGAGATCCGCAGATGAATGAAGAGACCCGCTTTCTGGCCGCAGTGTTGCGCGAGCTGGCCGCGTCAACCGCCGTCATCCTTGCCGCCTGGGGTGCGCTGGGCGGCGCAACAAACGCGCTGACAACAAGGATGCGCCTGCGCGACGCGCTGCGCCACATACTGCTCGGCGGGTTGATTGCGGCCGGGATGGGCAGCCTGTCGATGGCGGTCATCACCGCGTGGCTCGGCCTGCCGCCGGAGGCAATCCCTGCGGGCGGGGCTGCGGGATCGGCGGCCTATCTTGTGGGCGTCTTCGGACCAGCCTTTATCGAGATCGTCCTCGTCCGGATGCGCCACACGGAAGGCGGCGATAACGATGCATGATCTCCTCCGCCTTGCGCGCATCCTGCGCAGCGACGCTGCCGATCCGGGCCTGACCTTCAACCACCGCATCCGCATCGGCTTCGTTGTCGCCGTCCTGATCTTGCTCCTCTCACTTCTCGGGTAAAACCATGCACATGACTGACCGGGGCCTTCTGGCCCTCGCCCGGCACGAAGGCCTCGTGCCCGGGCCCTATACAGACGTGAAAAACGTCTGGACCTTCGGCATCGGCCATACTGCCGCCGCCGGTTCGCCTGATCCGATCGGCATGCCGCGCGGGATGCCCGCCGATCTCGATGCCGCGATCCGGGAGGCATTCCGGGTGTTCCGCGCCGACATTCAGACCTGCGAGGCCGAGGTGCGGCAGGCCGTAATGGTACCGCTGGCACCGCATGAATTCGATGCGCTGGTCAGCTTTCACTACAACACGGGCGGTATCGCACGTGCCAAGCTGACACGCCATCTGAACGCAGGCGACCGCGAGGCGGCTGCGCAGGCCTTCATGGGATGGCGCAAGCCCGCCGCGATCATTCCACGCCGCGAGGCGGAGCGCGATCTGTTCCTCCATGGTCGCTATCCGGGCGGCACCATCCCGGTCTGGGCGGTGGACCGATCGGGACGCGTCGATTTCTCCCGACCTGTTCGACTCCTGAGTGAAGACCAGGCGCTGGCGCTCTTGCGCCCGGCCCTCACGCCACCGCCACCCATTATCCCATCCACGCCAGCCGCAGAGACCAGTTGGCTCGCTCGGCTGGCCACCTTCCTTTCCAGCCTGATCCGGAGAACCTGATCCCATGCGCTATATCCGTCCCAATTCCCTGACCTGGTGGGCGGGGTGTCTCGCCATTCTCACCGGCGTGGCATCTATCCTGCTGCCCGCCACCGGCCCGCTTGCTGAGCTGTCTCGCCTGGTCGCGCTGCTGGCAGGCTCCGCCGATGCATCCCCGGCCGGGCTGATGTTCCTCGGGCTTGGCCTGATCGGCCTGCGCGACCGGATCGAGCGCGGGTTCCGTGGCGATGCTTGAGTTCCTCGCAGGTCTGGTCATGGGCGGCTGCCTCGGCGTGCTGATCGTCGGCCTTTGCGTCGCCGCGGCACGCGGGGAGCGGGACGATGGCTGAGCTCCTGATCTGGCTGGTCGCGGCTCTGGGCGCGGTCGGGGGTGTCGTCCTCGGCCGCCTGCTGGGTCGCGCGGAAGGCAAACGCACTGGACGAGAGGAGGCCTGGCAGGATGCGCGACGCGATCAGAAAGACCGGATGGACGCCGGACGCAAGGCGGTTCGCGACGGGCGCGATGCTGGCGCTCCTGCTGACAGGCTGCGCGACAACGACAATGCCTGGTGATGCTGGCTGCGCCTCCTACGGCGAAGCGCGCCTTGCCAAGCCCTCTGCTGAGACAGTCGCAGAGGTGCCAAGCGATTGGGCGGACTGGATCGCCGATCTCGACGACCGCATGACAGGAACCTGCCGATGAAAACCCTCTCCCCTGACCTGCAAGCCCATCTCGACGATGGCACCACCACGCTCGCTTGGTGCTGGCGGATATCACGCGCAGACGGTGTGGCACTGGGCTTCACCGATCATGATCGCACGCTGGCCTTCGATGGCACCACGTTTGAACCAGAAAGCGGGTTTGCCGCCTCAGAAATCCGTGCTGGCTCCGATCTGGCCGTCGACGCGCAGGACGCAACAGGGGTGCTGACGTCCGACCGCATCACCGAGACCGACATTCTTGATGGTCGCTGGGACAATGCGGCGGTGGAGCTGTGGCGGGTGAACTGGGCCGACACGGGCCAGCGGGTGCTGCTGCGCCGGGGTGCGGTGGGTCAAATCCGGCGTGGGCGGATGGCTTTTGTCGCCGAGGTCCGCTCGCTGGCGCATGTGCTGGGCCAGACGGTGGGGCGGACGTTTCAGGCGGGATGCGATGCGGCACTTGGGGATGCGCGCTGCGGAGTTGATCTGGAAAACGCCATCTACAAAGGCACAGGCGTCGTGACCGATCTGTTGCGCGACAGGGCATTCATGGCCTCGGGCCTCGCCGGGTTTGACGCAGGATGGTTTGGCTCTGGCACCCTGACATGGACAAGCGGGGCCAATGCCGGGCGCATCACCGAAGTGCTGACGCATGGGCTGGATGACAGCATCGTCACTCTGACCCTGCTGGAAGCGCCCGTGCGCGCCATCGCCGAGGGCGACAGCTTCATCGCCCGCGCAGGCTGCGACAAACGCATCGCCATCTGCAGCGCGAAGTTCGCTAATACTGTCAATTTCCGAGGCTTCCCCAGCATCCCCGGCCAAGACGCGGTGCTGCGCTATGCCAGCCAGGACGGTGGTCATGAAGGAAGTGTCCTGTGAGCCATTCTCAAACCGGGGCCGACCCTGCCCGCGTCGTCGCCACGGCGCGATCATGGCTGGGCACGCCCTACCATGATCAGGCCAGCCTCAAAGGCGTCGGCTGCGATTGCCTTGGGCTGGCGCGCGGCATCTGGCGCGAGGTTGTCGGGCCAGAGCCATTCCCGATCCCGCCCTACAGCCGGGACTGGGGCGAGACCGGACCACGTGAAGTGTTGGCCGAGGGAGCACGAGCGATGATGCCGGAAATCGCCCCGTCTGAGCCAGGTCCCGGCGCGCTGGTCCTGTTCCGCATGGCACCCCGCGCCATCGCCAAGCATGTCGGGATCCTGACCGCGCCTGACCGCTTCATCCATTCCTATGAGCGGCTGGGCGTGGTCGAGGAACCGCTCACCCCATCCTGGCGGCGGCGCATCGCTTTCGCTTTCCTGTTTCCCAAAAGCTGAGACCCCGCACATGGCAACTTTGGTTCTCGGTGCTGTCGGCTCCGCGATTGGCGGCAGCATCGGCGGCAGTATTCTGGGCGTCAGTGCCGCGGCCATCGGCGGCTTCGTCGGCTCCACCATCGGCTCGGCGGTCGACAACTGGATCGTGTCATCGCTGGCCCCGACGCAACGGATCGAAGGAGCGCGGCTCGACAGCTTGCGCATCACATCCTCCACCGAAGGGGCGGTCATCCCACGCCTCTATGGCCGGATGCGTATCGGCGGCAATATCATCTGGGCCACGGATTTCCGCGAGGAGACAAAGACAACGACGCAGGGCGGCGGCAAGGGCGGCGGCGGCGGCAAGGTCAAGACAACCGAGTATTTGTACTACGCAAGCTTCGCGGTCGCCTTGTGCGAGGGGCCAATCACCGGCATCGGGCGCGTCTGGGCCGACGGCAAGCCGATGGACCTCTCCGGCGTTACCTGGCGCTGGTATTCCGGCAACGAGGCGCAAGGTCCCGATCCGTTCATCGCGGCGAGGATGGGCGCGGCCAACACGCCCGCTTATCGCGGAACCGCCTATGTGGTGTTCGAGGAACTGGACCTCAGCGGTTTCGGCAATCGCCTGCCGCAGATCAGCTTTGAGGTGTTCAGGCCTATTGCAGATGCGGACACGGCCGAGGGGCTGGTAAAGGCCGTCACGCTGATCCCGGCCTCGGGCGAGTTCAGCTATGCCACCGCGCCGGTCAGGAAATCCTCCGGCGCGGGTGGCGCGACCGTTGCTGAAAACCTGAACGCCATTTCCGACACCGCCGACATCAATGTGGCGCTGGATCGCCTGCAATCCATGGCCCCTGCGGTCGAAAGCGTCAGCTTGGTGGTGGCGTGGTTCGGCGATGACCTGCGCGCCGGGAACTGCAAGGTGCGGCCGGGTGTCGAGGTTGCCGCGAAGACCACCACGCCATCGGCTTGGATTGTGAATGGCGTTTCGCGCACCAATGCCTTTCTGGTCAGCCGAGATGCAGAGGGCCGTCCCGTCTATGGCGGCACCCCGGCGGACTTTTCTGTGGTGCAGGCAATCCGGGAAATGAAGGCGCGCGGGCTGCGCGTCACCTTCTATCCGTTCATCCTGATGGATGTGCCGCCCGGCAACACCCTACCGAACCCCTACAGTGACAATGCCGCCACCTCGGGCCAGCCGACATTCCCCTGGCGGGGGCGGATCACCTGTTCAGCAGCCGCAAGTTATGCAGGATCGGTGGACAAAACCGCTGCGGCGGCCGCGCAAGTGTCAGCAATCTTCGGCGATGCTACGCCCGCCAGTTTCAGCGTATCAGGCAGTACTGTCAGTTGGACCGGCGCAGCTGGAGAATGGTCCCTGCGCCGGATGATCCTGCATTATGCGCATCTGTGCAAAGCGGCAGGGGGCGTCGACGCCTTCCTGATCGGCTCGGAAATGCCTGGCTTGACCACGATCCGCTCTGGGGGCAGCACCTATCCTGCCGTAACCGCGTTCAAATCCCTCGCAGCCGATGTGCGCACCATCCTCGGCGCTGGGCCTAAGATCGGCTATGCGTCCGACTGGTCGGAATACTTCGGGCATCATCCAGCAGACGGCAGCGGCGATGTCTTCTTCCACCTCGATCCACTCTGGTCGGACGCCAATGTCGATTTCATCGGCATCGATAACTACATGCCGCTGTCGGACTGGCGCGATGGGTTCGATCATGCCGATGCGGCTCTGACACCGGCGATCTACGACCGGGGCTATTTGCAATCGAACATCACCAGCGGAGAGGGGTTTGACTGGTTTTACGCCAGCCTTGGCGACAGAGTAGCACAGATCAGGACGCCTATAGGCGACGACGCGGCCGCGAAGCCTTGGGTGTTCCGGTATAAGGATTTGCGCGCTTGGTGGACCGAGCAGCATTTCAACCGCCCGGGCGGGGTGGAAAGCGGGACGCCGACGACATGGGTGCCACAGTCCAAACCGATCTGGTTCACCGAACTTGGTTGCCCCGCCATTGATCGCGGCACCAACCAGCCGAACGTGTTTTTCGATCCGAAATCCTCGGAGAGCTTCACGCCCTACTTCTCACGCGGCTGGCGCGACGACGCGATCCAGCGCGCCTATCTGGAAGCGACGTATCTGTTTTGGAACACCCCAGCAAACAATCCGATCTCGGGTGTAACCGGTGCGCGCATGGTGCAAGTCCCCGAATGCGCCGCCTG